AGACTGCTAAACTCGTAGAGGATTACATTCCAGCTAATAGTATCGGTGCTGAGATAGGTGTTTGGAAAGCCGAAAGTTCGCGATCCTTTCTGACTAAAGCAAAATTTTTACACATGATTGACCCATGGGACTTTACGCTTTATGATGATAATGATACTGGGTGGGTTGACATAGACATCGAGGGTTTAGTGAAGCGTAATTATGTATTAACCCGAGCAACGACTGTAGAAGAAACACAGAAATATGTAGAAGGTGTGTATGAAGAAGTCGTTAAGACTATGCAAAAATATCCATGTAAAATTTACAGAGAAACATCTGACCAATGGTTCGAACATTTCGATGAAAAAATTAATTGGATTTATATTGACGGTAATCACACATACGAAGGATGTTATAGAGACTTAAATAATTCTTTGAGAGTAACAACTGATATTATTTTTTGCGACGATTATAATGTTCCTCACCATGAAGGCGTGCGGTTTGCGATAGATGATTTTTGTAAAGAAAATAACCTAACTCCCATTCAACTGTATAGTAATCAATGTATGATAAAACTATGAATGAAATAAGAGTATTTGAAGATAGGGAATGGTTATGGCCAACAGCTGATTATCATTGCTGGAAACACTTAACGATACAACACCCTACCATACCTGAAGACATACTTCAAAAAATTGGTAGAGTATTTACTGTTGTTCAAGCTGGAGGTAACTGTGGATTATACGCAGCTCAATATGCAAAATATGCACAACATGTAATTACCTTTGAGCCAGAGCCTAATAACTATCTATGCTTAGAACATAATATTACAGAAAATAATGTAACTATGTTTGAGGCTGCTTTGGGTGAAAGAGAAGAAACGATCGGGTTAAAGGTAGATCCTATCAACTCAGGGGCAACCCGTGTAATTGATGGTGGTGATGTAAAACAAGTTCGCCTAGACGATTATGGCTTAGAACCTGACTTGATTCACCTTGACATAGAAGGTCATGAACCGAATGCTTTGAATGGTATGCTAGATACATTAAATAGATGTCATCCAGCCGTAGCATTAGAGCATGGTAATGGAGAAGAAATATTGTTTGAGTTAGGTTATAGTAGAGTGAAACAGTTTGGATTAGATTGGTTATATCTATGAATATTTACACAGTGAAATGGGGCGATAAGTATAGTTCAGACTATGTCAATACGATCGCTTATGATATTGCTGCTGACTTCCCAGAAGCAGATCGTAAGATGTATTGTATAACGGATGATCCGACTGGTCTTGTAGATTTCGTCGAGCCTATATTGATTCCTGAAGATAACGATCTCGAAAAGTGGTGGAATAAAATGTATTTGTTCTCGCCGCTAGTAGAGCAAACGGGAGAAAAACTTTTCTTCGATTTAGACATTCTCATTCAACACGATATTACTGCATTTGAAAAATTTGACCCTAAAAATTGTTTGGGTATTGTTAAAACTTGGTGGCATGACCTCGAGCGCATGCGCGAGGAAACTAAACATGTGCCTCACAAATTTAGTGATATCAACTCTAGTATTCTACGATGGAACGATAACTTTGATGGCACAGAGCTATGGGAATACTTTACTAAATATAAGAAGCAGATTATGTGGCATTATCGAGGTATAGATAACTTTCTCTGTGATAAGCATGTAATCCCGATGAAGATATTTCCACTTGGCTGGGTCTACAGTTTCAATCAAGGTTATATCTATCCGCAAGATACTGAGAAGCACGTGTATCGCGAGCTTCCGTATGTATGTTTATTTGATTCTATGGGTAAAAGTGAAGATGTTAAAATCTAATTTTCTAAACAATTACAAGTTCTGGGGCGAGGCTTTCTATTTTATAGAGAAGAAAGCACCCCATAAACTATCAGACTTGCGTCAGTGTTTTGAGAAAAATCATGTAGAAGCTGTTACGTGGTTGGTTGAAGAACTGATTAAAAACATCGATAACTGTGCTAGGAGAGAAAAACTTAAAGTCTTAATCCTAAACTCTTGGCTCGGTTTACCATTAGTTCCGCTACTTTGCGATAATATCGATATCGGTGAGATTAATCTAGTCGATCTTGATCAAGAAGCACTTGACCTGTCAAAAATTTTTCATAAGCATTATTCACAAGAAAAATTTGTAAAGCTGCGGCATCATAATCTAGACATTCCGTTCGCCTTCGAGGAACTTAATAAAATCGATGCTGACATTGTAATCGCAATTAATACCGAGCAAATGTATCCGCTCGCTGAGCTAGAAACACGCAATCCTCTAGCAGTTTTTGTTTGTCAAAATAGCAATGTAATTGAAGAAATGTATGGAATCAATTGTGTGAATTCGATCGATGATTTAAAGGAACAGATCGGTCTCGATGAAACTTACTATGAGGGGCAGATCGAACAAACATATTACTCATGGGAAGGTCAGAAAAAGTTCGACCGCTTTATGGTAATAGGTTCTAAGTAATTTGCTCTTTCAGTAGTTTATATTGTTCTACTTCTAATACAGGTTTTTCGAGGAACTTTTCATAAAGTTCTAATTCTTCAGTGTAATCGAAAGTTTCGAGACTCCATGGTCTATATTGATTCATATCATCAGTAAATATGAAATCTGCTTTACCTTTATGAATTTTTAGATAATCTTGTATGTCTTCAAACTTGATAATGTGAGTAATGTTTTCATAATTTATTTTATCTAAAAATGGCTTACCATGAAATTTAGATTGCAAATTTAACTTGATTCCTGACTTCGCTCGCTCAATAGGATGCCGTAATACTAATATATTAGGATTGCGAATAAAGTCTTTATCATTATATTTCTCAAAACTACACATGAATGGATTATGCTTAGAAGTTCCAGTCAAATCAAAAATAAATGAACGACTACCACTTCTACCCATAACACCTAAATTAAAATATTTGTTGTGAACAACAGCTATTTCCATTCAAGTAATATCCTCAATCATCATTTCCCACATATCTCTATCAGGAATAACAAACCCTAAAGTAATTCTTGGACCACCACCAGCGCAATGCCAAAACGGATTATCTTGCCCTCCATAATAACCGACCTTTGCTGACCAACCTTGCCAATCTGGTAATGTGTGTATGATTTCACCATCCCAATACTCAAACTTGCCGCCGCCTGTGTTATAGTTAAACAAGATATTATATCCAGGAACATCCCAATTATTGTGCCAACCCATGTATCCGTTTTCTGGATAGTAAACATGCACTGCACTGTGCTTTGCTCCTAAAAATTTTACCAGTTCGTCAGTAAATCTATTAGACTCATCTTTAAATTTTTTCAGATTTTTACTTCCTGGACCAAAGTGTGCATTTTTTACAACTTCAGGTGGACCATGATGTTCACCCTCACCTTTACCCATAGGTTTTTTTAACATTTGTAACAAGTATTCATATGAGCATGCGTGTTCGTAACTAGATTCACCCTTCTCATCGAAAACTAATTCAGTTAAATCTTGCTCGAAAAACCAATCACTATGTCGGTTTAGTATTTCTGAAATTTCAGTGTTTAGTTCTATAAACTGCACTTTTTAATACCCAGTCTTTTGGTATGGTATAATGTAAAACAACTTTCTCAGTTCCTTGTAACTCACTGTCAATATAACCATTTACGAAGTTCCAGCGTGCATCAGGCTGCGGGAACTCACCTACTTTAACGCCAAAGTTGCCATTAGTCAAGAGATTCCACATAGTAAAGGTATCCCAGCTGCGAACCTCCTCGGGATATGGAGTCGGATCCCAAGAAGGTTTCCGTTGCTCTAGATACCACTCATACCAACTGTCCATAAGTTGTTTGGTTGTAGCAGTGCGATAGAGAAACAGACCACAATGATAAATCATTTCTTCAGTTTCAGAAAGTTTTGTAATCTTAGCATTATATGGGCGATTCCTTGTAAACAAGATATCGTTGTCCCCTAGCAAATCAAAAACTTCTGAAATATCTTCATGTTCTACCATTGTGTCGCAATCGAGATACAAAGTCACATCATAAGGCGACTTTGATAATGCCCAGAGTTTTGCTCTGATATGATTCGGAACACCATCAGTTATTACATGCTCAAATAATTCGTGAGCATATTCACAAACCCATTCTTCGTGGGTGAATAACGTGATTTTCGCTTCTGGATAAAAGTCTAAGAGGGATTCAGCACACCTAAGTGCTGCGTCG